GGGCTCGCCATTCTGGGCGTCTTCTGGCGCCGGACGACCCGCACGGAGATCAAGAGCATAAGCCTCGACGAGCTCGGCGCCATGCTGGCGCAGACGCAGAACCCACTCTTTCAAATCTTGATCGAAAGCATTGCCGACCCCGAGCAGGAGGCCGACGCGGTGCGCATGCTCAAGGAGATCATGGGCGTGGAGGCAGGCAAGGCCAAGGTGGTGCGCGACCTGCGCAACACCGGCGTGGCCGAGTTTGAGAATCCCTACATCTTTGAGAACCGCCCGGAATTTGTCGCCCTCGAGCCCTGGGAGGACGTGTATTTCCCAGCCCAGACCGGCGACCTGCAGCGGGCGAGGTTTGTCGCCTGGCGCGAGATCGTGAGCGAGACAGAGCTGCGCGAGCGCATCCTGACCGAAGACTACGACGAGGATTTTGTCACCGAGACGCTGAAGCACAAGGGCAGCTACCGCCGCCCGATCCGCAACTACTACCGGCAGGATCTCATCAATCTTGAAACAGAACGCGAGATGATCGAGCTCTGGCACTACTACGACCGGCAGACCACGGAGAACAACGCCACCCGGGTGCAATACTGCATCCTGCACCAGAGCGTGCCGTCCATGACGGCCGTGAGCGAGGTGCTGCCGTATATGCACGGGGAGTATCCGTTCATCGAGTTCGCCCGCGAGCGCACCAGCCGGTGCCTGCTCGAGAGCCGCGGCGTGCCGGAGCTGCTCGAGAGCGCCCAGCTGGAGATCAAGACCCAGCGGGATTACCGATCCGACCGCAGCAGCATCGCCACCCTCCCCCCGGTGCGAGTGCCGGCCAATCGAGGCAAGCTGAACCTCATCTTCGGCCCCGGCGCCCAGGTGCCCGAGCGCCGCCCGGGCGAATTTGGCTGGATGGATCCCCCCAGGTTCGACCAGGGAACCATCGAGGTGGAGAATAGCGTGCGGGCCGACATCGACCAGTATTTCGGCCGCTTCAGCGGCAGCGTGCCGCAACCGCTTTCGGCCCTGGTGCAGCAGACGATGGTTGATCGGTGGCTGCGCAGCTGCAAGGCCGCCATGTCCCAGGCGTTTGCCTTGATGCAGCAGTATCTGACCGACGCCGAGATCGGCCGCATCACCAGCGCCATGCCAGCGCCATTCCAGCTTGACCGCCAGGCGATCCAGGGGCGCTTTGACCTGTCGTGCGAATTTTCGGTGGGAGATCTCGACGCCGAGGTGCTCGGCAAGAAGCTCGATGTGATCGCCAAGCTGGCCGTGCCGCTCGATGTCGCAGGCACGATCGACCGCGCCGGTTTGGTGCAGTTTGTCATGTCGGCGATCGACCCGAGCCTGGCCCAGCGGATCGTGCGGCCCCAGGAGGTCGCCACGGCGCAGGAGGCCGAGGAGGAGCAGCTCGCCTTCACCAAGATTGCGGCCGGCACCGAGCCAAGCCTGCCCCGCGAGGGCATGAACAGCCAGCTGCGCCTGCAGGTGCTGCAGGGCATCGTGCAGGCCAACCCGGCCGTGCAGCGGCGCTACGGCCAAGACGAGATTTTCAAGCAGATGATCGACGCCAGGATGAAGGCGTTCCAATTCCAGCTGCAACAAGCGCAAAACGCGCAGATCGGCCGCACCGGAGCCGTTCCCGCGCTGAGCGGACAACCCATGGCGCCCGCCGCGGCCGCCGCCTAATTCCATGAGCTCTCCCAACGTAAAAGTTCGCAATGTCCCAGGGTTAAACATCCCCGAGCACGATTACGTTGCCCTCGCCTACCACGGCAGCACGAACAACATTGCGACCGTTGTCTACAAGACCGGCGGCGCGGCCGGCACTGCGGTGGCCACGCTCACGCTGGCCTACGTTGGCGGCGTGCCAGCTTCCGATGACGCAAAGCTGCTTACTGTGACACGAACCTAACAATGCCGTTTAAGTTCAATCCATTCACCGGAGCGCTTGACCAGACAGGGACAGGCGGCGGCGGCGCGTCGTATATCGACGGCGAGGTGGCGGCCTATGCCAACCTGCCGCTTGACGGCACGGCGCCGCTGGACAGCGCATGGCTGGTGCGCACGGCGACCGGCACTTTCTTCACCGGCGGCAGCAAGCCAGCAGGCATCTACATCCGCACCGGGACCTTAGGAGTCAGCCGGGACGCCGACTACACCTACGCGGGCACGATGCCGGATGTGTTCTCAGACGCTAACTTTACCCTCTACGCCGCTGCTGATTCGTCGAAGAATCTCAAGTTCCAGCTTTCCGGCATCTCGGCAGCGACAACACGCACGCTAACGGTCCCAAACGCGAGTGGGACGATTGTGTTGGGCAACGATGCGCGGATTGCGACCATTGGAAGCGGGACGATCAATACAGTTTATTCTCCAGCAAGCGAAGAGCCCGGACTAGCAGGAACGATAAGCACATACAGCGACTTTTCTGACACGGCGGGAGGCTATATCAGCACAATCGGAGGCTCAGTTGGCAATGGAGGATATATTAACACGTCTGGTGGCGGGGACTTTAATGGTGGATATATAAACACTAGCGAAGGTGGATACATCAATACTAGCAGTCAAGGTGGTTCCATAGACACAACAGGAACGGGCTTTATACAGCTTGGGGCGTCAGCATCAGCCACCAGAACCACACTCAACGGATCGGCCACATCTAATAGGACGATCACGCTGCCCAACGCTACAGGGACTGTGGCGCTGACCAGCGACCTTCGCACCCAAACAGACGTATACACCTCCAACGGAACGTGGACCAAACCCACCGGAGCCAAGCGCGTGGACTACCTCCTCATTTCGGGCGGCGGTGGCGGCGGCGGCGGACAACGCAGCGACAGCGGGACAGCGGCCAGCGGTGGCGCGGGGGGCAACGGCGGCGGCCTCATTATTGGCACCGCCGATCCATCATTTTTTGGCGCAACCGTAGCGGTGACCGTTGGCGCAGGCGGCGCGGGCGGCGGCGCACGCACCGCCAGCGACACCAACGGCGCGGCGGGCAGTAGCGGAGGAAACAGTTCGTTTGGCGCTACGTTGGTCGCATATGGCGCAAATTCTGCTGGCGCGGGCGGCACAACCGCAGCGGCGAGTAATACCAGTGCTTTGAGCAACGCTGTGCTTTATTTTTCTGCGCTGGCAAACTCGACACGCGGCGGCGGAACTAGCGTGACTGCGGCGTCTGCCGATGGAGTGGCGTCCACAATAGTAGCGCCCAGCGGCGGCGGCGGCGGCGGCAGCAAAAACGCAGGCACTACTTATTATCTGGGCGGGAACGGCGGGACAATCGGAGACAGTAATTCGTCTCGCACCGGCAAAACACTGGGCGGTGCGCCCGCGGCAAACTCTGCCGGTGGCGCGGGCGGCGTCTCGCATTGTGCGTTTTTTGGCACGGGTGGTGCGGGCGGGTCAGCAGTCTCGTCAACGGGTGCGGCGAACAAGGGCGGCGCTGGCGGCACCTACGGTGGCGGCGGCGGCGGCGGCAGCGGATCGCTCAACGCGGCGGGCGGCGACAATTCCGGCGGTGCTGGTGCGGGCGGCATTGTTGTTGTCACGACCTATTTTTAACATGGACACCTACGCAATTATCAACAACGCGGGCGGCTGGCTGGTGAGCACATGCTTGTGGGACGGCAACCTAGAAACATGGCAGCCGCCTGCCGGAACATCGGCGCGGCTGCTGGCCGACGTTGATTTGGAGGCTTTGCCGCAAAAACCGCAAGACCCGTCCCTCACTACGCCCGAAGAGTGGGTTTGCCAACACTTTTCAGCCATGCAAGTCAGCGCCCTACAGCGTTTTGAATTTGCCCTGCTTCAAGCGGGTGCGCCTCTCGGCCCGAACATGACCGCGCTCAAAGCGTGGCTTGAGAAGATGCTTGTAGCCAGCGTTGACTTAACACCTCGCACGTTTGACGCGCCACCGTGCAGCTACGCGCAGGCCGCGGGAGAAGCACTGCAATGAGAACCGTCACCGTCCAGTCCATCGTGCTCAACGCCGCCAGTCGCGCCGGCCTTGATGGGGCATCGATTGACAACCTGAGCAGCACGACCAAGACGATCATGCTGGACAACTTGAACATCCATTTGCGCACGGCGTGGGAGCTGTTTGATTGGCCTGACTTGACGACGACCGAGTCGCGCACGGTGCAGGTCGGCGCGGAGGGCGATGCCTACATTGACCGAGCGCAGGCCAGCGAGGTTGAGATGGGCGAGGTGTTTAACGTGATGCAGGACAACCCAACCGTCTCCGCATCACCGCGCCAGATCTCCTACGCACTGGACACCGACAAGATCCGCTTGCCCAGCGACAGCCCCGCTACCGTCTATGTGCGCTACCGCACGCTGCCGACCATAATCTCCGCGACCATTGCCACCGCCCTTGCGCAGACCGTGCCGGGATTTCTGGCCGACTACTGCAAATTCATGCTGACCGGTGATCTGCTCACGGAGGACGGGCAGCTCGACAAAGCGGAGGTCATGGCGTCACGCGCCGAGAACTACATCGTGGCCGAGATGGACAAACTAACCTTTCAGCAGAATCAACCCCGCCGCTGGTCGGCGCAGGTCACCAACTACTAGCTAACTAATAACAACTACTAATTATGCAACCGAACATCCGCACAACTAACCGTCTCTCTGGCGGGCAACTCATTACTGGCACAGGAGGAACGGCAACCGGAGAGTTTATCTCCATCGACGTGATTGCCGACGCCAAGTTCAACGTGCTCACAGGCAACGTGTCCAGCGTGGCAAACGTGACGAGCGGAATCGCTCTGACTATTCCA